GTCAACTGCCAACTATCCTAAAGGATAGTGGCTTGTAAGAATTGATTTTTACAAGTTGGTTGATTAGCCTAAGTCTTAATTGACTACGATTAATAAGAATATATAGGTACTTCAAGATACTTCTCTAGTCTTGAACACTACGCTTTAATATTAAACATTTCTGATGGCAGGAAAAGTGTATTAAAGATATAAAACCTTATTAATCATTGGCGAAGAGAACTTACCGCAGTAATGCGAGTTTAAATTATCTGAAAGGATGTATATTATGGTCTATGTATTAAATATTGATGGAAAACCTTTGATGCCGACAAATAATGCAAAGGCGAGAATATTATTAAAGCAGAAGAAGGCTAAAGTTAAAGAATTAAAACCTTTTACCATTCAATTAACCTATAAAACCGATACGGAATACACTCAACCTATAACATTAGGTATTGATAGTGGTTATAATAATGTGGGTTTTAGTGCAATTACAAATGATAAAGAATTAATTACAGGTGAATTGAAATTATTACAGGGAATGAAAGAAAGATTATTAGAAAGAGGAAGATATAGAAAAATTAGAAGGAGTAGATTGAGGTATAGAAAAGCGAGATTTGACAACCGAACAAAATCAAAGCCTAAAGGATGGTTAGCACCAAGCTTGCAACATAAGTTAGATAGCCATATAAAGTTTATAGATTATTTATATTCTATATTGCCTATAACTAAATGTATTGTAGAAGTTGCTAATTTTGACATACAAAAAATCAAGAATCCAGATATACAAGGCGTAGAATATCAACAAGGCGAACAGTTGGGATTTTGGAATTTGAGAGAATATATCCTTCACAGAGATAATCATAAATGTCAAAACCCTAATTGTAAGAATAAAGATAAAGATCAAATATTAGAAACACATCATATAAAATATAAACATTTAGGTGGAACTGATAATCCTAATAATTTAATAACACTTTGTACCAAATGCCATACTTCACAAAACCATAAAGAAGGATATTTTTTATGGGATTGGTGTCAGCATGGCAAGAAGGTTAGAGGATTTAAAGATGCTACTTTTATGAGTATGATTAGATGGTATTTGATAAACAAATTAAGAGTGAAACATGGCAATATTTATGCAACTTATGGATATATAACTAAAAATCATAGAATTAATAATAAAATTGAAAAAACACATTATAACGATGCGTTCTGTATTGCAAAAGGAATAAATCAACAAAGAAGTACTGAAATATTTGAAGTTAAGCAATCAAAAAGGAACAATAGAAGTTTAGAGATGTTTTATGATGCAAAATATATTGATACAAGAACTGGACAAAAAGTAAGTGGAGCAGAGTTAAATAATGGTAGAAGAACAAGAAATAAGAACTTTAATTCAGAAAATTTACATCAATATAGAGGACAAAAAATATCAAAAGGTCAAAGAAGAATAAGAACTAAAAAACATTTTTATCAACCAAGTGACTTAGTTAAATATGAAGGGAAAATATATAGTGTCAGAGGAACTCAAAACAATGGAGCATATATTAGATTAAACGAAATCAAAAAAGTACCAAGAGTAGATTTATTGACACCTTATAAGTTTAATAAAGGCATAGTATGGAGTATGTAAGTCAAAATCATAGCAAGCATTTGTTAATAGTACATTTAATATTCGCTTGTAAGTATAGGAAGGAATTATTATCAAAATATGGGCACGAAATTAAGAAAATAATGTATGATATTGCAGAAGAAAACGATTTAAATATTATAGAAACTGTAAAACAATATATTGAAAATCAAAATAGTCCTTGACAAAAATATAAAATAATTATATAATATTAATGAAAGGAGTGATTTGTTTATGGCAAGAGAAACTACATCAACATTTGTTTTAACTTTACCATTAAAAACAACTATTTCAGATGAATCTGCATTAGAGAAATATTTTGAGTTATCTCGTAGATATTATAATGCTATTCTTGGTAAATTACTTAAAAGATACTATTTAATGATACAAAGTAAAAAATATATAAAAACATGCAAAATGCCTAAAGGTAAAGAACGTAATAAATCGTTTGATGAAATTGAAAAAGAATTTGGCTTAAAAGGTACTGCCATAAATAAACTTATTACTTCTTTAAGAGTGAATGAATATAAAGAACTTGGTAGCCACATAACTATAAAACTTGAATTAAGAGCAATGCAAGCTATAGATAAATTAAAGTTTGGTAAAGCAGATAAAGTGAATTTTATCAGAAAAGGAGAAATGTATTCTTTTGAATCTTCTGATAATAATCAAGGTATTAGATTTAGAGAAAATAATGTAATATTTAATAAATTAAAACTACCTATAATCATTAAGGAAAATGATTTATATGCACAAATGGCTTTACAAAACAGAGTAAAATATTGCAGGATTAAAAAAGATATTATTAAAGGTAAAACAAAATATTATGTGCAGTTAATACTTGAAGGTGTGCCACCGTTTAAAATAGATAAAGAAACCGGAGAAATAAAAAATCATCCTAATGATGGTAAAGTTGGTTTAGACATAGGAACTCAAACAATAGGTATTTGTTCCGAAAAAGATGTAAAATTACTTGAACTAGCACCAGAAGTTAATAATATTGAAAAAGAAAAGCGAGTATTAAACAGGAAATTAGACCGTTCAAGACGAAACACAAATCCTAATAAATATAATGACAATGGAGCTATTAATACAAAAGACAAAAGTAAATGGATTAAAAGTAAGAAATATATTAAAACTCAAATGGAATTAAAAGAATTGCAACGTAAACAACGTGAAATAAGAAAACAATCTCATAATAAACTAGCAAATTATATATTGAGTTTAGGCAATGACATAAAAGTTGAAACGATGAATTATAAAGGATTACAGAAAAGAGCAAAAGAAACAACCGTAAATGAAAAGACAGGGAAATTTAATAAGAAGAAGCGTTTTGGAAAGTCATTAGCAAATAAAGCACCATCAATGTTTTTAACTATACTCAACAACAAACTTAAATGGCATGATAAAGAATTAAAAAAGATTGATACAGCAAAAGTTAAAGCAAGTCAATATAATCATTTTAAAGATGAATTTATCAAAAAAGATTTGAATGAACGCTGGAATAACTTTGATAATTGTAAAATACAAAGAGATTTATATAGTAGTTTTCTAATAATGAATGTAAATGATGATTTAGCAAGTATTAATAGAGAATTATGCACGAAACATTTTGATAAATTTAAAGAATTACATGATAAAGAAATTGAAAGATTAAAGTATAGTAATAATAAGTTAATAAGTAGCATGGGTATTTAGTAAAATTTAAATACAGAGGTTGAGAAACGAGCCTAATACTAACGTTAAGCAACCGTCAGGTTGTTAGTTAGTGAAAGTCTTGCGGATAATTAATTCAATGGCTTGAATGTTGTAGTTTATGAGTAATCATAAATGAGAGTCAAGAGACGAATTAATTGATGTAGAACCTGCCAAACGAACATAGTGAGTTTGTGCAGAGTTTCAGATGGAAACAGACAATGATCATATCCATATTTTAGTGCAATATCAACCAACAAAATCAGTATTAGAGATAGTTAGATTATTTAAACAAATATCAACATATAGAATATGGAGACAAAATAATAATTCCAGGTATTTGAAGAAATATTTTTGGAAAGAAAATGCGTTTTGGGGAGATGGTTACTTTGCTTGTAGTATAGGACAGGTATCAAAAGAGACTATAGAAAAATATATACAAAATCAAGGATGATGGTATTCATCCACGAACCTAAAGGTATCGTGGCTTTCTACCTTATTATTTGTAAAAACAATAGTAGTATGCAATGGATGTGAAGATTGTGCTAGAAACATAAAAACATCTTTAGAAAAAATAGCAAACAAAAAATGTTAAATACACTTTACATATTAGAAATATAAAATGTAAAGTATGCTATACAAATTTTAAAAAGAGGTGATTCATACGAAAACATTTTTAATTCAAACTGTTGACGGAAGAATTGTACACGATTTTTCATTTACACTTATTGAAGCAATTAGATATCATAATTGGTATTATAATGAAAACGTATATAATTATGTATTATCAGAAACCACAGATAGACCAAAACTCAATGCAACACAATATTATCCTTTGGAAGATATAATTCCTATCGGTACAGTAGAATTTGTATTGGAATATTTAAAAAAATACTATATTATTGATAATGTTAAACCAATAAATATTCCACAAGAATTAATGAAGCCTGAATACTTAAAACGATGGGTTAAAATACATAAATCAGAAACCAACGTAATTAATACAGGTGATACTCCTATATTCGTAAAAGACAATACAAAAATAAAAGGATGTGCTAATATTGTTAAACCCAATAGAGGATATCCACCAGGAGAATATTTGATATCTGAAGTTGTAAATATAGATTCTGAATGGCGAGCGTTTGTATATAATGGACAATTAGTAGGATTGCAAAATTATGCCGGAGATTTTACTTGGTTTCCAGATGTATGTACTATAAAAAATATGATACGTGATTTTAAAACTAATCCAAAAGCATATACGCTTGATGTTGGCATTAATGAAAAAGGTACATTTATAATAGAGTGCCATGCTTTCTTTAGTTGTGGGCTATATGGATTTGCAGATTATAAATTATTACCTTTGATGTTTATATCAGCTTGGAATGAAATAGTGAATAAATCAACAATTTTATTAAAATATAAATATAATTTTAAAGGAGAAAATATTATGAGTGAATGGAAATGTTATCATTGCGGTAAAGAAGTTCAAGAAAAGGAAAAATGTGATTGCGAAAAATCTAAAGAAAAATGGGCTTACATAACTACTAATGCCGTTAAATCTGGCAAAGAATATATTTGTTCATGCGGAAACAATAGCTTCAAAAAAACATCTCATATGGATTTTTCAGACAGTTATTCAACTACATATGAGTGTAGCAAATGTGGCAACCATATAGGTGTTCATTGTAAAAGAAGAGAGAGTTGGTGGTAATTTGTTCACATGGTTATCAAAAAACTAACTAAAAACTATACAGAAGTTCCATTGTTTTGGGCAATATTTGACTTGCAGAAATATAAAAAATTTATTTCATACATAGGAGGAAACATGAGAAAACCAACAGTACAAAACAAATATAATTTAACTGTTGCAGATATTAGAAAATTAAAAGTAAGAGATAGAAGCAAAATCAAAGAGCCGTTATTTTGGCGTAATAACGTAATATCCGCATGGTGTATTCTTAAAAAATATATTGATAATGAATTTTGGCTAGGAATTTATGACGAAGACGCAAAGGCGTACGGAGGAAAAATAAGAGTGTCTTTTGATGTTTTAGATGGAATGTACACTTATAGGTTTAACCAATTTTTCAAAGAAAAAGATATAGAAAATGAGATGGATTTGAAAATACAAGAATTAGCATTGGAAACAATTAATCAACTAATTGATGAAGGGATATTAATAAAACCAAATTGAATTTTTATTTTCATCGGAGGTTTGCTATGGATAAACAACTAGAAGAATACATTTTAGATTGGATAGAATTAGAAGCATATCGCTCGTTAGAGGGTGTTCCGTTTGACTTTGGCACAGGATTGATAAAGAATGATTTATCATTTGGCACAGAAGAAGCCATATGGGAGATGGAACAACAAGATGTAGAAGAAATTATTAGATGGTGGAATTATAATAAATCAAAACCTAAAAAGCAAAAATATAAAATAAATCATTATGAGCGTAAACAAATTGATAAAATCAAACTTAGGAAATTGGCTGATTATGCTTACACAATTTATTATAATGAACGGAAAAAAAGGTATGTTAGATTCTATCTTAGTGGATGTCGACAATATGCAAAATGGTGTACTAATCGCAAAATACGCCACAGAAATGATTTTCCGTTAAAACATTCAGGATACAGAAAAGCATTTGACTATACTTGGTGCATCTGGTAAAGGAGATACTAATGAAGAAAATACTTATTGTTTTAGCAATTTTGTTCCTGGCAGCTCAAATAAGTATATGTGCCAAACAACAAAATGCAAAAATAAATATGTTGACAAGTGATGAAGAAAGTAGTAATATAGTATTAGTTAGTTGCAATACAAAAGAAACTCAAGAGTTAAGAGATGAAATTATAGACATTAAAAAACAAGAGAAAAGTGAAGAAGTGATGCCAAACTATGATGTTCCATTAGATAAAGAAATTCAACAATATTTATACAGTAAATGCAAGGAATATGAAATAGAATATGAATTAGCATTAGCTATTATTCAAGTTGAAAGTAATTTTAAACCTAATGCGGTTAATGTTAATTCTAATAATACAAAAGATGTAGGATTGTTTCAGATTAATAGTTTTAATCATAAATGGTTATCGGAAGAATTAGGAATTACTGATTTTGCAGATCCTTATCAAAATATTGATGCAGGAATATTTATGTTGAATAATATTGCGCAAAATAGTGAAGATATTCATGAGATTTTAATTGTGTACAACATGGGTCGTACTAATTATA